CAAGCTCCAGGGATCCCCGTCTATCCACTGGGGCAGCGGCTGCAGCAACGGATACAGGTGGCGGTAGCGCGGGGCTAGGTGGGTTGGTCGGCAGCCATCGCCCTTCCCTAAGCCACTACGGCAAACTGAGAAAACAGCACCGCCGGCACCGTGCCCCTACCCTTTGTCACCGCGCTAGATGTCCAGGTCCAGGACGTGGGGGACGCAACCACGGGCATCCTGCAATTCCCTGTCTTCCATGCTCTGCTGGTCGGGGAGCGCTTGCTGATGGAAGAGATCGAAGACCAGTCCACGCTGACCGATCAGTTGCAGCGCTTGGCTCAGGTCATCCAGCATATGGACGACCTGCCCGAGCCGACCGCCAATCTTGTCGCACTACGGGTGATGTCCGCGCACAACGGCATCCCCGTGGTGCTGGAGCCACTGGAAACCATGATTCGCAAGCGCGAGCACCGGTTGATCCATGAAATTGAAAAGTGCCAAACCGCAAAATTTCAGGCAAGGGTCACGCGGATGGTTACTGCTGCAATCCGTTACCGACTGGGGGAAGTAGATCCTGACTGCGCCAACTGGACCGATGATGAAACCCTGAAGATGACCGAAGGGCTGCGAGATGCCATCTACAACTTTATGCTGAGAGAGCAACGCGGGGGCAAAGATCAGGAAGCGCCCGACTTGCAAGCAATGGCCGAAAACCTGGGAAAGCCCGACCTGCCCCAACCGACTGGGGCGCAATCTTCTGGAGGGTCAACGACCTCTGGCCCAACCATCAATTCTTCTCCTGTGAGCGATTCGCCTACTGCCCCGAAACGGTCGTCTGGGAAGCAATCGAAACAGGCACCCGAATACTGAGGGAACGGCAGCACGCGGCAGAACGGCCGATCGCTAATTTTCACGCCTGGTACGCCAGCGCACACCGGGACACCGATAAGCGCAGCGAGCCGTTCAACATGGAGGACTTCTGCTGGCACTTGCCGCCGACTGCGGCTGGCGATGCACCACAGGGCCCGCCGGCAGAAGCTGGTGCGGCGATGCTTGCCCTATGCGAGGCCCAGCAGGTTCCAGGGTTTGCGATGGCCTTCTACGATGCCCTTGCTACCGCCGGAGAGGGAATAACCCCACCCACTCTGCTGGCCCTGCTGGCAGATGATGCTCTGTTACTGGCCCCAGCTGAGCAGCAGGACGGCTGGCGGGGGTTGCTGCTGGCTGAAGATACGGCCGCCGGCCAGGTGCGCACCTTCAGGATGGCGGGGGATCCGCAGCGGGTGGTGAGCTTGCTTGTGCCAGACGCTCCCGATGCTGTGACGCCAGCATGGGCGGCGGCAGGAGCATGGCTGCCCATCGCTCAATCTGCTGGTAGCACGCCTCAACCTCCTGCGCTGCCGCCTGGATTGACGGGAAGTAGCCAAGCGACCAACGGCGACCATCCCACCACACCCGAGCCTGATACGGGCGATGGTTGTTATGAGGGCAGTGGCTGACGCCGCGAGGATAGGAGGCCATGCCCCAGCTTTCCAGTCTAAGCCGCTGATAAGGCTTAAGCCATGGCGGCACCCTGAGAGGTAACGCCCCGGCGATGCCGGCACGAAAATGTCTACGGAATGGCAGCAGAGTTTTGGCTACCGGTTCTTTTTTACCCCAATCAAGTCTTCGGCGGCTGACCTGACCCGCATCAACCTTGGCGGGCTTGGCGCCGGCAAGTTTATCAACAACGCCACTCTGCAAAACGCGACTGCCAAGATTATCACTGCTGGCACGGGTGATACTTTCGCCTTTGGCGTTGGCGCCCATGCGATTACGAATGCCGTCACCACTACCTCTCTCGCAACCCTGACCTTCGACGCTGCCCACGGCATTGCAGTAGGCCGGAGGATCGTTGTCAAAGATCTCCCCGCCCCGTTCGCCAGTCTGAACGGTTCGTTTGTGGTGACATCGGTGACCACCACAAGCCCGCACACCCTCTCCTACGCCCTGACTGGTTCTGCGATCACCACGGCCGCCGTTGCCGCTGGTGTAGTGGCCCCCTCGCTGCTGCTTGATGGCACCGATCCCCCGTTCCGGCTGATGGGGCTGACCAATGCCCAGCCAGCCAACGCCACCACCAAAGAATCCGTCACCACCTACGATGAGGAAGCGGGTGGTTACGCCACGCCGATCCCGACCGCCAAGGACAAGACATGGGCGCTATCTGGGGTCACATCCTTTGCTGCTTCTGCGTGGCGTGCCATGCGGCTATGCGAAGAGCTGAACCTATCCGAGAAGTTGATGATCCAGTACGCCTTGATCGGCCCTTACAACGGCAACCAGGTGGAGTATGGGTATGGCATGTTCGAGTCCTACCAGCCGGAGCAGGCCGCCGGCACGGTGCTCAAGTATCAGGTGAGCTTGGCTGGCTACGGCAAGCCGGGGCTTGAACTGCTCTGATCATGGCGATCACCGTTCGGGGGGAGAAGTTCGAGGGCTACAACAAGCCCAAGCGGACCCCCGTGCGAGCTTCAAGGCCCGCCATGCCGAGAACATCGCCAAGGGCACGATGAGTGCCGCCTACTGGGCTGACAAGGTGAAGTGGTAGGTCTAATCAGGTATCCGGAAATTCCGGACAACTGAATTGATAGGCCCCGGCGATGCTGGGGCTTTTTAGTGCCCTTTATAGCTCAGCGTTAATCGGGAATCATTGCCGCAAGCCGTTTAGACTTACGATAAGCGGCGATCTCCTCGTTTATCTCCTGCTGAGTCATTTCTTTTGATTGATTATTCGCAAGAGCAATTCTTGCCCTTTGCCAGGCATTCCGCAAGCGAGTAATGCGCTCGGACCTTTCAGGATCAAAAACAGGCATCAGACGCCTCAGGTAGCGGGGCAATAGATACCCGCCATTCTACTGTGACCTTGATTGTTCCTAGGCCCCGGCGATGCTGGGGCTTTTTAGTGCCCTTTATGGCTCAGCGTTAATCGGGAATCATCGCCGCAAGCCTTTCGCCTTCGTCAAGGTCTGGCGGATCGACAAACTCTCCCCGTTGCGCTTGCCCTAGGCCGCGCATGACAGAAGCGTGGGCCTCTTTGTTCTTGAATAGCCATGCTTCAGACAGCGGACAAGGCAGCAGGGACAACGGATCTCCCGTATAACTTCCTGCGCTGGCATCAGACAACGCATCAAGCACGTCTGCCGGCGCATCAAGAGCGCCGCAAACTTGATAAACTGCGGCACAGAGGTCACGCAGTTTTTGTACTTCTACTAAGGCTGCGGCACCACGCCAGCGGCTGGAAAACAGGAAAGCGAGTAGGCGTTTCATGGTTGGGTGGTGTCAGGGGTGGGGTGGTTGCTTTGCTTGGATTTAGCCAAGACGAACGGCGTCAGCCATTCTACTACGCCTTCCTCGCAAAGGGCTGCGATGAATTCAGGGTTGTTTTCTAACAATTCCGTTAACTTGGGCGCGCAAAAAGCTACTGCTGTTTTGCCTCTGGCGCTGGCTTCAGCGTGTTGCTCGGCCAAATGAAGCCCAATACCAAAAGCATGTGGCCAATCACTAAGCTTCAGTAATGCCGCAATTCGTTCAGCGCGTTTTCTTTCTTTATGCGGAAAATTTATGCTGTCATGTGAATCCTTGTCTTTGCTCATGGTGTGGTTGGGGGTGGTGGTGTTGAATCAGTGGAAAGGGCTTGGCGGATCAGCTCCCGCGCCCATACCGTTACCGGTGTGTCCTGTCGCTTGCAATGCTCACGCACGGCTGCGTAAAGGTCTGGCGCCATGGTGAGCTGAATCATGCAACGACCGTCTTTGCGGATGCTCATAGCGCTTCACTTAAAGCAACAAACCTAAGCAGGCTCTCTTTTACGTACTCAGATGAAGAGATTCGACGATCAGTGTCAACTTGAATCTTGCTGACACTGGCCTTACTAGGATTAAAGACAACCAGCGCACGCGCATAAACATCTTGTCTGTGATGAGTATGCAAGCCATTTCCGGTCGTTACCTGACGAGTCAAGGCTTTAGAAGCGGCGGTCATTTCATCGTAATTTGCAGATACCAAGGCCCGATACTGAGAGTAAACAAAATCAGTATCAGTGTTATTGATGATTTGCACTACAGCGCATAGCTTGAAAGATGCAGAGCTAAAATAGGCAACCTTTGAAGGACAGTACTGAATTAGCGCTTCTACCATGTCTTTTAATCCCGCATTTATTAACGGATCAATTTCGCGTCGCGTTGGCCGGCTGCTTCCGGTAATTATCTGCCCAGCAAGTCGAAGCACTTCAGCTACGGGCTTGGCGCAATCAAGAATATCGTGATAGCTACGTGAAATACCCCTATCCGTAACTTGATAGGCATCTTGTGGTAGACCCCATACAACAGTGGTTTCAAAAGGCGTGTCAGCAAGGACGCAAGCGTTCAGCCTGTGATGTGCGTCTCTCAACCTGCCTTGATTGTCTATGCCAACTCCCTGGCTGGTTACCAACCAGTCTCCGCGTTTCATGGCAACCGCGAGAAGCTTGACGTAATGGGAGCGAATTGTTCTGTTACCTGGGCTGGTCGCTAACAGTTCTTTCGCAATAGCTGGCGTAATGGTCACCACTGCGCTCTGCGGGACCTGGCTGAGGAAATTCATGGGACAATACCGGCGGCAAGCCGGGTGATGGGTTATTAGGCCCGGCCATTGGCCAGGAGCGGGCGGGGGTGCAACCCCGCTTGTTCCGCATGATCGGATCATACCCCATCCCTAAGCCGTTCGCCAAGGGCAGCGCCACCCGCCCAGCAAGCCGCCCGCCCCAGCCTGTCGGGAAAGCTGCAGCATGACCCTGCCCACCACTGCACAGGAGCTGTACGACCTGCTGGCGGCCGATGCCGTGGTGGCCCCAGCACTGGGCACCTACACCCCCCGCAGCGGCACCGCCATCCCCGCCATCGCAGTGGTCCGGCGCAATGAAGCCCTGCCCGAGGGGGTGGCCGTGGCTGGCCTGGAAGTGGTGATCATGGCCAACCCCGACTACGCCACCGAAGCATTCGCCACGGGTGAAACGGCGCTCAATCCGCAGTTCCGGCTTTACGTGTCCGAGTGGTCGCCAGCGGGTGACTTCACGGCCCTGCAGTTGCTCACGCAGCGGATCATCGGCCTGCTCCCCGGCTGCCGTGCGGTGCCGATCGGTGGCGATCCCCCAGGCCGTGGTATCGGGGTGCTCGATCAGTACGCCCTGAGCTGGACCAACCCCACCCAGTACGTCGTCACCCCAGGAAGCTGACATGGCAAACGAGTGGGTTGTCAAGGTAACGGCCGATGTCAAGGGGGTACTCGATGCGTCGCGGCAAATCGGGCAGCAAGGCAAGCAGGCGGGGGAGCAGTTCAAGCAGGGATTCGCCGGCAGCGACCAGACGATCGAAGGGCTGCGTGGCCGGCTGAATGAGTTAACCCAGTCCCTAAACAAAGCGGCTATCGGATCAAAGGAGTTTGCGGCTGCGCAAAAAGAAATCGCCAAAACACAGCAGGAAATCAACAATGCGCTAAAGGGGGTTGCTGCAGGGGAGGCGACTATTACCGGGCTGCGCAACAAGATGGCGGCGCTGAACGAAACCCTAGGCCAAAGCGTAATTGGCTCTAAAGAGTTTGTAGCAGCGCAAAAAGAAATTGCCCAAACTCAAGACAAGTTAAACGCAGCGATAAAGGGATTTGGCGGCAATCAAAACAGCATTGAAGGGTTAAACAACAGGCTAGCCGAGTACAATAGCATACTGCAAAAAGCTGAAATTGGCTCTAAAGACTTTGTGGCGGCACAAAGGGGAATTGCAGCAACGCAAAAGCAAGTAAATGATGCATTGAAAGGATTTAGCGCAAGCGAAAACACGATCAACGGGTTGCGCAGTAAAATATCGGCCCTTAATGAAACCCTAGGCCAAAGCGTGGTTGGGTCGAAAGAATTTGTCGCAACACAAAAGGAAATCACTCAAACCCAGGAGAGGTTGAATGCGGCGCTAAAAGGATTCAGCGGAAACCAAAATAGTATTGAAGGGTTAAACAATAAACTAACCGAACTTAACGGAGTATTGCAAAAAGCTGAGATTAGCTCTAAAGAGTTTGTGGCGGCACAAAAAGAAATTGCTCAAACTCAAGACAGGCTCAATGCAGCACTAAAAGGGTTTACTGGCAGTCAAAACAGCATTGAAGGGTTAAATAATAAACTAGCCCAGTATAATAGCGCTTTGCAAAAAGCAGAAATTGGTTCCAGGGAGTTTGTCGCGGCACAAAAAGGAATCGCGACAACACAAAGAGAAATCAATAATGCGTTAAATGGATTCAGCGGTAAAGAGCAAACAATTAGCGGGCTACGCAATCGCTTGTCGGAGCTAAACCAAGCCTTAGACAAAACAGCGATTGGATCACGGGCATTCAAGGAAACACAGTCGGAAATTGCACGCACACAGCTACAAGTTGATCAAGCTCTTGGCAAAACTAGCGTAGCGGTTGGTGTGCTTGGCAACGCCTTGAATGCACTGGGCTTTGTTGGGGTTACCTATTCGGTGGTTGGGTTTCTGAAGGGATCCATTCAGGGAGCGGCAGAGCTTGAAACGACCACCCGCAAGCTCTCCGCCACCCTTGGCGCCCAGGGGGCTGCTGGGGCTCTCAGCTTCGCTCGTGAAACCGCCGATGCGTTGGGGTTGTCTTACAGAAGCCTGTCTAGTACCTTCGGCAGTTTTACCGCAGCAGCAACGGCTTCCGGCGTGCCGCTAAAGCAGCAGAAAGATCTGTTTGCGTCAGTAGCAAAGGCCGGCCAAGTATTGGGGTTGACCAATGATGGAATCAACGGAACCTTTGTGGCGCTGCAGCAAATTGCCTCAAAGGGAGTGGTCTCTATGGAAGAGCTACGCCAACAGCTTGGGGAAAGGCTGCCAATCGCTCTAGCTGCGACCGCCAATGGTCTAGGCATTAGCCAGCAGGCGCTGATTAAGCTGGTGGAAACTGGCAAGCTCACATCGGCTGAGTTTTTCCCAGCAATCACCAAAGGATTAAATGATCTGACTGCTAATGCTGGCGGAACACTTACCGCAGCACAGAACTTTGCCAAGCTGCAAAACGCCTGGGAAGATCTGCAGGACAGCTTCGGAACGAGCCTACTGCCAACGGTTACGCAGCAGGTAGTAAAACTGGCCGGGGCGCTGGAAGGGTTAAAGGTTGACGTATCGGCAAGAGACTTGCGTCAGTCATTTGGCGTAACGGCCGATGAAGCAACCCAGCTTGTTGGCATCCTAAAAAACATCACCAAGGAATACGGACTTAGCGACCAGCAAGCCAAGAACCTGCTAAGTGACGCTATTGCAAACACTGGGGCCAGTCGTGATTGGTTTGGTGAACTGAACTTAGGGGGTAATCGGTTTGCTCAGGTTCAAACAGAGATTGGCGACCTAGCCAAAGATTTTGCCAGCAAACAGCGCGACATACTAGGCGAAACCAATGCTGCCGTCGCTGCCGAATCTCAGCGACTCGCGATTGCAAAGAAGCAAAACGAAGAAAAAGTCAAAGAATTAGCAAGTCAAGCTCAGTTAGCGGAAGCAGTTGGCAGGACACTTCAGGCCGAAAATGCCGGTCGCGCAGAAGTTCAGCAGGCCGGTATCAACCTTGGCCAAGCGCTTATAGGACTAGAGGATTCGCGTTTCAGTATTATCCGCAATCGCAATAACTATGAACTACAAGAAGCGCAAAAGCGTGGTGCAAGTGAGGGTGAAATCAATGCAATCAGGCAACAAGGAGACGAGATTGATCGAGCCGCTTTAACTTTTAAGTTTAACGCTTTACTAGCACAGCAGGACCTACAAAGGCAGATACTTGCCTTGCAGCAAGAACAAGCCAGGCTAGATGCTGGGCTTGCGTCAGACTCGGCAAGGCTAGAAGTAGAGAAAGCAAAGCTAGGACTCGAACAGGCCTCGCTGTCAAGCAATGCACAAGCCATCCAGCAAGCCGAACTCGCGCTGAGAATTGCTGAGCTTGGCACGCAATCCGCTGACTCCAAGCTCCAGATCCTCAGCAAGACCCAGGCCATCGAGTCGCTGATTGCTGGCGTTACCAACGAAACCGCGCAAAACCAGATTAAGGCCGAAGCTGCCGCCAAGAACCTAGCGCTGTTTGCCGATGGCACCTTTCAGGCCACTAAGGGCACTAGGGACCAGTTCAACAGCTTTCAGGACTTGCTGTACCTCAATCTGGACCAGCAAAAAACCTTCCAGGGGCTGGTCAGGGACACGGGGCTGGAGGTCAAGAACACCGGCAAGGGCTACTTCGAAATCAGCGGCTTCATCGACGGTGCCGCCAAGGCTACGGGTGCCGCCAGAAGTCAAACCGCTGGACTTGCCAGCAACATGAGCAATGCTGCCGATGCGGCCAGGTCGTTCTACAACAGCCTGAACGCCGCCGCCGGCCTACCCCCTGCACGGTTCACGGGTGGCCCGGTGGATGCCGGCCAGACCTACCGCATCAATGACGGCCCGAGCGGGATGAGCCTGGGGCAGGAATCGTTCTTGTCGGCATCCGGGGCGCTGAGCCTGATCAACCGACCCGCAAACAGCCTCTGGATGGCGCCATCGAAGGGCACGGTCATCCCTGCTGCCGTGACCAGCCGACTGAAGGAGTCCGGGGCCCTGGGTGGTGGCGCTGGCGTGATGCGGGTGGGATCCGATCCGGCAATGGCCCATCTGGCGGCGGCGGTTGGAAACCTGAGCCAGGAGGTAGCTGAGCTGAGGCGTAAAGCGTGGAACGTGGGGGTCAGTGTGCGAGGCGATGGATCTGGCCTGAAGCTGCAGCAGACCATGGCGCGGATTCGTTGAGGGTGACCTGATGAGCATTCAGCTCACCTACGGCGCATCGACCCTGACACTGCGCTACCTGCAGGCGCAGCCGATCGGTTACGCCGAAGCGGAAACTGAGCAGGGGCTGACGGCGCGGCGCTTCACCGTGGCGGGGCTTTGCACGCCAGCGCAGTGGGTGACGTGCTGCAGCATCTTTGATGCCTGGCAGGCGGCCAAGATCCTGGAAGCGCCCACCATCACCAGCCGAGCAGTAGGGGCCACCGTGGCGCTGACCTGCTCCGCTCATGGCCGCAGTGTCACCGGCCTGAGTTGCTGGTTCACCGGGGCGCCAGCGGGCGAAACGACCGGGGCATGGGTCAAGGTAGGTTTCACGCTGATCGACGCGGCGCAGCAGCTGGCGGTAGTGCTGCGGCAGAACGAGAAGGCTCGCCTAGGGGGTGATGCCTTCCTGCCCGCCTACGGAACATTCTCGCTGGGGGCCACCAGCCTGGCGCTGTTGGAGCAGCCAGAGGCTTTTGAAGACGGCCCCAGCCTGGAGCCCACGTCTACCGGTGGGTTCGTGACACGGGGCCCGTTGGTGGCGAGCGAAGTGCTCAACATCAGGGGGGTCACCAATGCCGCCGGGTGGACGGCGATCAAGGCATGGTTTATCAGCACCATCGCCAGCCGGCCTGGCCCGACCGACTACTGGCCGGTGGATGGCCTCTCCCTTGAGCGGGATCGGATCGTCAGCGGCGGGGTAGTGGTCGAGCGTTACATCGTCAGCGTCAAGCTCAAGCGGAGGGCTGCCTGATGCCCGCCGCGCTGATCGATGTCTGCGCCCAGGTGTTCAGCAACCTCGGGCCCGTTGTAGGGGGGCAGTTATCCACCGACCCGCTGCAGCCTGGGGTTGGCCTGCTGCGCACGCAAGGGGAGGTGGTGATCAGCGGCCTCATCCAGCCGGCCAAGGGCGCCGAGTTTCTGCTGGGGGTGCGGTTGCCTGGTAACACTCTGACCCGGTTCCCGAGGCGTTTGCGGGTGCTCAAGGCCGAGAGTAACCCGATCGAAAACGAGACCACCCTGATCGTTGGGTGCCTACTGGCTCTGAAGTGGGACCTAGTGAAGGCGGAAATCTTCTATGCCGACGAGAACCCGCAATGGACGCCGGTTGAGCCAACAGCAGCAGGATCCACTCCAAACATCTGCCACCTGAGCAGCGTGGTAGCCACCTGCCTGACCCGTTGCGGGATCACCCAGGCGGGCGGCAACCCTGTCATCACGGGCGCCAAGGCGGTGGACAGCATCGACCTATCCGATGGCTATTTGGAAGTGGCCAGCCGGATACTTGGCGAGGCCGGTCTGTATGGCTTCATTGATGCAGCGGAGACGCTGCGGTTGCGACGGGTGCTAGCCCCGGCCGCTACGGGGCCATTGCTGGCGATGAGTGATCTGATCACGATGGAGCCAAT